GGGAAGAAATATGGAGATGTCGTGTTACCGGAATTCCTGTACACGCTCTTTCGCTGCGTATTTCGAACTGACGGGTTAGTGAGGGACAACGATCAGGATGGCGCTGATAAGCGCTGGCTTCGAACCATCACCACACACACGTGTGCTACGGATTCGGAAATCCAGATCATCGCAGTACGAGCCATACGCCAAATATGTTACATGGCGTATAAGTTGGAGTATCCCTTTGCGTCTGAGCTCATCGAGAGTAGGTTGGATCGATTTATCGAAACTGACCAGGCTCTTCCTGAGGTTGACAGCGTAAAACCACTGTCAGCATTAGCATATAGAGCGTTGAAGAACGCTCGTGTGCTTATCGCATACGCATTAAGAAGGTTGAACCCTTCGGACATTACTCCGAGGCATGGTCCCGGTGCAGTGGCAGAAGGAGAGTCAGGGCCTGACAAGTATCACTTCAGGCGCTACTTTCCGAAGTTAGATAATGTCTACGGATACGCAGACTATTTCTACTTCAATCTGACACATTTTATTGATGCACAGGAAGAGGAGCGCCTTGAGGATTGGGAATACCGCGATTGCGCTTGCGCAAAAGTGGTTCTTGTCCCTAAGGACTCCAGAGGACCTCGCATTATATCGATGGAGCCACTTGAGATACAGTGGATTCAGCAGGGTTTATCCAGGGCAATTGTTCGAGAAATCGAACGTCCCGGGAATATTACTGCAGGGTTTGTGAACTTCACAGACCAGTCGATAAATGCGGACCTCGCTTTGATGAATAGCTATGACGGGGACTTTGTCACCCTTGACATGAGCGACGCATCAGATCGTGTCTCACTCTGGTTGGTGAAAGAGCTCTTTCCGCCACACATCTACGATTGTCTCGTAGCGTGTCGGTCCGAGCATACCTTACTACCAGATGGACGCCGCCTAGCTTTGAGGAAGTTTGCTCCGATGGGATCAGCATGTTGCTTTCCTGTCGAATCTCTCATCTTCTGGGCTTTAGCGGTTGGCTCAACTAAGGA